GAATGCCGCCTTGGCCATGATCCCGCGCGATATTGATGTCTGCGTGAGCCTGGATCTGGATGAGAGGCTGGAACCGGGCTGGCGGGAAGAGATTGAGCGGGTTTGGACGCCCCGCACCACCCGGTTGCGCTATTTCTTCGACTGGGGTGCAGGCATCCGGTTCAAATATGAGAAAATCCATGCTCGGAAGGGGTACTTCTGGCACCATCCGTGCCACGAATACCCAGTTGCTGATGGCCGGATAGTGGAAAACTGGGCTGAAACCGACATGCTTCTGGTTAGCCACCATCCAGACCCCACCAAAAGCCGTGGGCAGTACCTGGATTTGCTGGCTTTGTCGGTCAAGGAAGACCCGCACTGCCCGCGCAATGCCTTCTATTACGCCCGCGAGCTGACATTCAATTACCGCTGGCATGATGCCATCAAGGAATTGCATCGATACTTGGATTTGCCGCATGCCAACTGGCCGAATGAGCGGTGCTACGCCTACCGGCTGCTTGGGAAGGCGCATGGCGAGCTTGGCGATCAGGTTCAGTCCGAGAAGTTCTACCAACTCGCTGCCAGCGAGGCGCCAGGAACCCGTGAGCCGTGGTGTGAACTGGCAATGCTGTATTACCGGCAGCACCGATGGCCGGACTGCTATGCGGCCTCCATGCGGGCTTTGGCGATCAAGGACAAGCAACTGGTCTATACCTGCGATCCTGCCGTCTGGGGTTACTGGGCGCATGATCTGGCAGCAGTTTCGGCATGGTACATGGGGCTGAAGGATGTTGCCAGGGAGCAGGCAAAAATTGCATTGGAACATTCCCCGGAAGACGCTAGACTACAGGCGAATGTGAAATTCATATGTGAAGGAGAAGATCATGACCCGTGATATGTGGCTCGGTTTGGCGCGGCACCTTCTGACCCTGATTGGTGGCGTTTTCGTCGCCAAGGGGCAAATTGATGCCGACACTCTCAATACGGCTGTGGGTGCTACTGTTGCCCTTGGCGGTACGGCGTGGTCGATCTACGACAAGCGGAAATAAATGTGATTTCAACCCCCTGAGTTTATGTTTCTGAAGGGGTTAGGACATGACCACAGGGCTAACGTACAGCCAGTATGTCAGTGAAGTCGCAACCCTTGCGGTTGTGCCTTCTGACGACCTGAATTTTGTGGAAATCCTTCCGCAGATGATCACCTATGCGGAGAACCGGATTTACCGTGATCTGGACCTGCTTGAGACTGTTACGGCGATCAGCAGCTATACCACCTCGGCGAATGGCAGGACGGTCACATTTCCAATTGCCGATTTCGTTACGGTGCAGGAGGTGAACGTGATTACCCCTGCCGGCACGACTGTTCCCAACAACGGCACTCGGGTGCCGCTTTTGCCGGTCACCAAAGAGTGGATCAATTACGTCTATCCCAGCAACGCATCTGCTGGGGTGCCTTCCTATTTTGCCATGTTTGATCAGAACACGATCATCCTTGGGCCGTGGCCAAGCGGCGTTTTCACGGTGGAGGTGGTCGGCACATTCCGCCCGGATTCGCTCTCTGCGTCCAACACATCGACCTTTGTGTCGCTCTATTTGCCCGACCTGTTGATCATGGCTTCCATGATCTACATCAGCGCCTTCCAGCGCAACTTCATTTCGGCGGCCGCTAATGATCCGCAGATGCCGGTCAACTATGAGACGCAGTACCAGACCTTGCTGAAGGGGGCGATGGTTGAAGAGGCGCGGAAGAAGTTCCAGTCGGCTGGCTGGACTTCCATGTCGCCTTCACCCGTGGCCACCCCGACCAGGGGATAATAGATGCCTCACGCCACGCTCAAGCTGATCCCTGGGGTTGATCAAAACCGGACACCGGCTTTGAACGAGGCTGCGCTTTCTGAAAGCCAGCTTATCCGGTTTGTGCAGGATCGCCAGGGCTTGGGGCTGCCTCAGAAGCTTGGTGGTTGGAGCCGGTATTATCCGAATGCCTTGGGAGCCACGCCAAGGGCCATGCTGGCTTGGCAGGATAATAACGGGGAACAGTATCTGGCTGTCGGTTGTGAGGCGCCTACATCTGCTGTTGTGCCTCCTCCTGGAGCCCCGATTTATGTCATCAATAATGGCACGGCAAGAAATCTTGTGCCTCAAGTTGATCGGCATGATGTCGCGGTAGATGTCACGACAACAACGACATCAAATAGCGTCACAATTGAAGACACCGGCAGCAATATCACAGACTATGATTCCGTCTTTGTTCTTACCCATATTTCAGTCGGCGGCGTGATCATTTTTGGTTTTTATCGGGCTTATCAGGTCAGCGCGAACACTTATGAAATTTTACTGACTGATGTTCTTGGCAATCCGGTGATACCGACATCTGCTGTCGTAGGTGGTGGATCTGTCGCAGAGTTTGATGTCACCAGCGGTTCTTCGGTGGTGACAGTGACATTGAACAATCACGGGTATTCTGTGGGAGACACTTACCCCGTTCTCATTTCGACCACGCTTGGTGGCGTCACTCTATTCGGCAATTACACTGTTACAGGCATTGTCAGTGCCAATGAATTCACCATCAATTCGCCGCAGCAGGCGACATCGACCACAAGCACTTTCATCAATGGCGGTGACGCAGCTTACGACTATTACTATGCCTTCGGGTCTTTGACTGCTGGCACTGGTTATGGTGTTGGTGGATATGGGGCGGGCGGTTACGGTTCTGGCGTGTCGGTCACGCCTTCAGGCGGCGATGAGCTTGTCGCTGAGGATTGGACGCTGGATAACTGGGGCGATACGCTAATTGCCTGCCCAAATGGATTGACGTTTGGCGCCGCCATATCAAGCCCCCTAGGCGGCCCTATTTATCAATGGTCGCCCCAGGGCAATTCACCCACCTTGGATGTCATCCCTGAAGCCCCGGTGGCAAATGCGGGCATTTTTGTTGCGATGCCGCAGCGGCAGATTATTGCGTGGGGGTCAACCTTCAATGGCGTTCAAGACCCACTGTTAATCCGTTGGTGCGACATTGAGAATTATGAGCAATGGATTGCGTTGCCGACCAATCAGGCTGGCTCATATCGCATCCCAAAAGGGTCGCAGATTATTGGCTGTATTCAGGGGCCACAGCAGGGGCTTGTTTGGACTGATCTAGCTCTCTGGGCCATGCAGTATGTCGGGCCGCCTTATGTGTATTCATTCAATGAAATTGGCACCGGCTGCGGTTTGATTTCGCCCAAAGCTGCCGCGTCTTTGAATGGCGTCATTTATTGGATGTCGCAGAGCCAGTTCTTTATGTATGCCAATGGCGGTGTGCAGGGCATTCAATGCCCGATCTGGGATGTGATCTTCCAAGACCTTGATACGACCAATCTTGATAAAATCAGGATTGCGGTGAATTCACGATTTAATGAGGTGGCTTGGTTTTATCCCACCATGAGCAATGGCGGTGAAATCAACGCATATGTGAAGTACAATGTTGGTTTGAACCAGTGGGATTTCGGGACGCTCTCACGCACAGCTTGGATTAACCAATCGGTTCTTGGGCCGCCTATTGGTGCTACACCGGAAGGCTTGATCTATCAGCATGAGACTTCTCAAAATGCTGATGGTTTCCCCATGACATCCTACTTCCAGACGGGGTATTTCACGCTCTCAGACGGCGATGTTTTGACTTACATTGATCAGTTCTGGCCGGATGCTAAGTGGGGTTATTATGAAGGTGTGCAGGACGCCAACCTGCTTTTGACGTTCTATGTGCTAAATTACCCCGGCGACACGCCAAATGTGTATGGGCCTTATGATGTCGTCAAAACCACGCAGTATATTGTGCCGCGCTTCCGTGGACGCTTAGTGTCGATCAGGATTGAGAGCAACGATATTGATTCGTTCTGGCGCATGGGCGCAATGCGTTACCGCTTTGCCCCTGATGGGAAATTCTGATGGCCAGTTTAGACGATATTGCCACGATCCAGAAGAACGGCGTTATTGCCGTCAATACGCTCAACCAGACCTTGCAGCGTATTTATGGCTCCAACACCTCGGCCACGGCTTCTGCGGACACCCTGGTGCTTACTGGGCCTGGGCGGTTGATCAATGTTTCAGTGACTGTCGCTGGCACGACTGACGGCGCGGTCCACAACTCTGCCACCGTGGCGGGCGTTTCCGCAAGCAACATGCTTGCTACAGTCACCAATACGGTTGGGGTTTACCCGATGAACCTGCTATTTACCGCTGGCTTGGTGATTGTTGTTGGCACGGGGCAGGAAATGAACGTCACCTATTCGGTGGGGGCATGAGATGCCATTGAAGCGCGGTAAATCCCAGAAAACTGTCTCTTCCAACATTCGGGAGATGATCCATGCCGGGCATCCGCGCGATCAGGCTGTTGCCGCGGCGCTGAACATCGCCAGGAAGAAGGCGGCTGAAGGTGGTATGCGTTTGGGCGTGGCGAACCCGCAGCCGGATAAAATCCATGTGGGGCCTATCCACAGCGCGGTGGCCGGGCGCACTGACCATCTGCCGGTGCATGTGGCTTCTGGCTCCTATGTGATCCCGGCAGACATCATTTCGGCCATGGGTGAAGGCAATTCCATGGCTGGCTTTAAGGTTTCAGACCGTATTTTTCGCGATCCAGAGGGGG